CAAACTATTTAATGATGCCTACTAGCTTCACTATGCAAAATATTAATGCTATAGAGATGCAAAACACAGTAACATTATCTAACTATACTTTTGAAATTAAAAATAATATTATTTCTGTATTCCCTGTTCCTGGAACTGGATTAACAGATGGATTTGATGGAAGTAATGCTTTATATTATGGTCAATACTTAGTATTTGATTTTATTAAAGTACAAGACAGAATTGATTCATCTTTTGCAAATGGTACTAATAAAATTACTAATACTTCAAACGTACCTTATACAAATCCTGTTTACCGTACTATTAATTCAATAGGTAGAAGTTGGATATTTGAATATACTTTAGCCTTATCCAAAGAAATGTTAGGATATGTTAGAGGAAAATACTCAACTATCCCAATTCCAGGAGACGCAGTAACTTTAAACCAACAAGATTTATTAGCATCAGCAACTACTGCTAAAGAAGCTTTAATAACACAATTACGATTATATTTTGATGATACTTCACGTCAAAAACTATTAGAAAGAAGACAAGCAGAATCAATAGCTCGTGTTGCTGAAATTAATCAAGTACCAATGACTATTTTTATAGGATAATATGGCATTATACGGTGGAGCAAGGGACATAAGTTTATTGAGAAAAATTAACCGTGAGTTAATGGGGAATATTATTTCAACTGAAGTAATATATTACAAATATAATGTAACAACAACTAAAACAAACATGTATGGTGAAGCCGTTGAAGGTAGAAATTTTGCTGACCCAGTAATGTTATTTGCCCTAGTAGAAATAGGCCCTCAAGAAGCCCCAGTAAGCGATTTAGGTGTTGATTTTACTTGGACTATGACTTTTAGATTTTTAAGAGATGATTTGTTAAGCCCAAAATTAGATTTTAATGCAGGTATGAAATACGGATCTAATTTAAATCCACTTTCAGGATCTTATGGAGCTGAAATTCATCCTGAAGTAGGTGATATTATAAATTACCAAAATGGTTATTGGGAAGTAGATAATACAAATGCAACTCAATTCTTTACAGGTAAAGATCCTGATTATCCTTATTACGATGCTAATGGTAATAATCCATTAAATCCTGGATTACAAGATTTTGGTTATAACGTAGAAGTAAGATGCGATTGTCATTATGTACCAAGTGATAGATTAAACATTATTAAATCAAGAATGTAATGGCAAAACAAATAAAACCAATTCCACCAACCCAACGACAACTCAGTTTAGGCCAACATAAAGCAACCTCACCTGAGTGGGGAAATCCTAATGGATTTAGTGAAACTTTAAATAGATCAACTCAATTATCTTTTAAAGGTGATACAACAAAACCATTTTCGGTTGGTATTAAAGATATAGATGAATCTGTTTATTATTACTTTCAAAACATAATTAAACCAACAGTAATTCAAAACGGACAAAGATTGCCTGTTCCTGTAATATATTCTTCTCCTGAAAAAATGAAATCATTTCAAAAGGATGGATATTATAGAGATCAAAACGGTAAAATACAAGCTCCATTAATTGCTTTTAAACGTGAATCTATTGAAAAAGTAAGAACAATTGCTAATAAATTAGATGCTAATAACCCAAATAATTTTGGTGTTTTTACTAAAAAATACAATGTAAAAAATGCATACGATAATTTTAATGTGTTAAATAATAGAATCCCTGTTAAAACACATTATGCTGTAGTAATGCCTGATTACTTAACACTTACTTATTCTTGTACTGTATTTACTTATTACGTAGAACAATTAAATAAAATAATTGAAGCTTGTGAATATGCTTCTGATGCTTATTGGGGCGATCCTCAATTATTCCAATTCAGAGCAATGATTGATTCTTTTGGTTTCCAAACAGAATTAGTTAATAATGATGAAAGATTAGTAAGAAGTACTTTCAATATTAAATTAAACGGTTATATAATTCCAGATGTTTTACAAAGAGATCTTAATGCTATTAAGAAATACAACGAAAGATCTAAAGTTATTTTCTCTGTTGAAACTGTAAGCAACGCTGCTATATTCGATGGATATGTAGAAGGTAATAGAATTGTAACTACTGATCCTGTTCGTACACGTAATCGTACAACTGTTGTAAACAACGTAGGTGATACTAATGATGTTTCAATAGGAAGAATTAGTAATAGATTAGCTCATAGTAGAACAACATCAATTGGATAATAATATTTATATAAAACAACCTGTTAGTTAATGGCAAGAATTAGATTTTTAGATCAAGTCCCTATTGGGGTGTTCGCTACTCCAGCTTCAATTGCTAGTACTTCAGGTTCATTTTCCGGTTCATTTTATGGAACATTTACAGGTTCTTTATTTGGTACTGCCTCTTATGCTGTAAGTTCATCTTATGCTTTAACAGCATCTTTTGCTTTAAATGGAGGAGGTGATACTTTTAGAATAACAAGTGCATCATATACAGCAAGTGTTGGTGGTGGAAATATATTTTTAATTAATTCTGCAAGTGCTAACATTTTTACGATAAATGAATCCCAATCAGTTATAATTTCTAGTAGTGCAAATAATGTTTTACAATTAAATAACGCTAATAACACAACAATATTAAATGTAAGCCAAAGTGGAATATTAACTCTATCTACCCAATCTGTTGAATTAACTGGTTCAGCACCAAATGGAGGAATTTATTTTACTTCTGCTTCTTTTTATGTTGGACTTTCCTAAAAAATAATATATTTATAACAGATAATAATAAACTTAAAGCAATAAAATAATGGCAACTTGGAAAAAAGTCATAGTATCGGGATCAAACGCCGAACTAAATCAAATCACCGCTAGTGGTGGTATTAATGCTACCTTACCCAGTTCACAGCAAGCTAACTTTGTATCTTACAATACAGCTACTGGACAACTAGGATACTATGGTACTGGTTCATTAACAGCCGCAACCGCCTCTTATGTAACTTCATCTGGTGTTTATGGTCCTTACGGTGCTAATAGTATTTTATCTTCATCTTATGCTTCAGGTTCAACAAGCGCTTCTTATGCTTCAAATGCTGCAAGTTCGTCTTATGCTTTAAGTTCATCTTACTCATTAACAGCTACAAGTGCTTCTTATGCTTTAAGTGCTTCTTATGCTCCTAATTCTGTAAGTGCATCATATGCTTTAACAGCATCTTATATTAATCCACTAAACCAAACAGTTATTATAAGTGGATCTACAACTATTACTGGTTCATTAACAGTAACTGGTTCTATAAATGCAACATCATTTACTGGTTCTCATTTTGGAACTTCATCTTATGCTACAAACGCTTTAAGTTCATCGTACGCATTAAGTAGTTCATATTCATTAACAGCTACTTCTGCTTCTTATGCTGCAACTGCTTCTTATGTTGTTTTAGCTATAAGTTCATCTTATGCATCTAGTTCAACAAGTGCTTCATATGCTTTAAGCAGTTCTTATTCATTAACAGCTACAAGTGCTTCTTATGCTGCAACGGCTTCATACGTTACTTTAGCTATAAGTGCATCTTATGCTTCTGCTTCAACAAGTGCATCTTACGCTTTAAGTTCAAGTTACGCTTTAAATGCTAACAGTGCATCTTATGCTTTAAGTAGTTCTTATGCTTTAAATGCTAACAGTGCTTCTTACGCTTTAAGTTCATCATATGCGGCAAATGTTAATAATTTAACAAACGCAATTACTAACAACGCTGATAATAGAGTATTAACAGCAACGGGCGGTGGAACAATAAATGGTGAAACCAACTTAACATTTGATGGTACTACCTTAACGGTAACAGGTAATACTGTTATGACTGGTGACTTAACAGTTGCTGGTACTGCTTCATTTACTAATACTGATAACTTAACTATTAAAGATAAATTCATCTTAATTAATAGTGGTTCTGCTACATTAGCAGATTCTGGTTGGATAACTCAGTACAATGCTGCCGGTTCAGGTTCAGCATTTTACTTAGAAGCTGGTTCAGCAGGTTCAACAGGTACATACGGTCGTTTTGCAATGGCTTATGATGTAACAGGTACTACAACTGCTCCAACACCAAGTAATTTTGTTGTATCAGTTACTTCTTCTGTAGGTGCTCCTTCAGCTGCTCCAATTTGGGGTAGTACTACTACAGGATATGGTAACATGTACATAAACAGTTCTGATGAAAGTATTTGGATATATTCGTAAACAAATTAAAAATTTTATAAAAAAAGTTATGGGATTTAATGCTAACAATGTAAAAGGTGATACTAGACAGTATTTGTCTACACCTACTCCTTCTAATCAATTAACAACTCAAGAAATAGAGGTACTTCTTTCTATAATAAAAAGAACAACTTTTTTAGGAGAAGATATAGAACCACTATATAATCTAATAATTAAGTTACAAAGCCAACACACAGAACAAAACAAATAATTAAGTTATGGACATATTTTCAGTTGATTTTACTCATAATGAGTTAAATTTTATTCGTCAATCTTTAGACACAGTATCAATTCAAGGACGTGATGCTAAATTTTTAGCCAATCTTCAGATCAAATTAGAAAATGAATTACAAGAAATTCACAATATGTTAAACTCTGAAGTTCAAAATAAACAAGTGGCTCTTCAAGTAGCATTACAAGAAGATGCTAAAAAATCTTCGAAAAAATCGAATCCATC